CTAATCGTACAAGCCGGCTCTATCATTTATAACAAGCATACGCATCATAGTTTCGGATAGTGCCAAATCACTGTCACTCTTTCCCGAAAATATGCCTTTGTCCAATAGCTTTTGAATTATCGGCTTTGCATATTCCGGTAATTCCTCTGTATAATGATATATCTTTTCCGAATTTTCCTTTAGTTCCTTTACTTCCCTTTGAAGTGCTGCAAATTCTTCTTTCTCTTCTGCTGTCATTTCATCATATCCTCCATAACTCCAACTTTCATTTATCTCAAAATGCGGTTTATCGGGTGTTTTCCAATTACCGCCCCACATTATCCCTAAATCCTCGGCAATGTATCCGCACTCTTTGAAAAATATATCTTCCCATTCTTTTCCTTTGATATTTTGGCATATGTCCCAAGCCATACGGCTTGTGTGCCTGCTCTTTTTAGTCCAAGTAACTATGCTTCCGCTTGTAGTTCTGCCTTGTGCATAGAGTTCATTTTGCCTTTCCTGTGAGCGATAGGTTTCTGTTATTTTTACCTTTAACCCCTTTTTACTGCACTCTTGCAAAAACAGATTGCAAGCCTCTTGTGCCTTTGGTGATAGTTCGGTAATCGAGTTATATATTGTAGCCATATTTAGTCACCTCTTGCCCTTTCCTTGCACTCCTCGCAGTATGCAAAGTATGCTTCAAATTCCTCTTGCTTTGTTTCCCTTTGTCTTGATAGTGCAAGCTCATCATCAAGGGAATACCTATCACGAATCAGCTTTGACACTCTGTCGGGATAAGGCAGTTTCAAAAATGCTATTTCTTCGGGAGTTTTTCCCTTATACATTCTTATGTTTGTTTCTGTATATACCTTATTTGAATTTGGTACATCATAAGCATCGGCATATTTTATTCCGTCACAGTCTATAAAATAATCACTATCAGAATATGTTTTGACCAACTCTTTTCCGCCAATTGTAACGGTTTCAATTTTAATCACTCTCTATCACTCCTCATTAAAAATACTCGGCATATTCACTTGTTTCTCCTGCTTCAAATGTGATATTTGTTAATGCACTCCAATTAGTAGCGGATTGATACCAAGAAATCGTATCAGCAGGAACATATACAGTTCCTCCGTTTCCGTTATTTGCCATCGGTGTGCCATCAAAATGACTTGTTGCACTTAATACAACACCTTCATTATTACCCGATTTGTACGGAAGAACTAACCTGTCAAGCCTTGAATCTTGAAATACCCTTGTTACAACATTTTGTGAGCCTATTTCAGTCAATGGCGTGCCAAAAATGATTGTAAGCCCGTAATTGTTATAACCAAGTGTAAAACAATAGTTATTAAGACCTGAATTTGGAAGATTTGGCACTTTAACAACACATCTGTTAGCAGCGTAAACACTTTGAGCAAATCCATCAGTTTCTATTTTTGTCACATTTGGTAAATCTACATATTCCAATTTATAAATATAACCTAATCCTACGGCTTTTATTGTTTTTGCGTATGGTAAAATGACTCTTTTGACACTTTCATTTGCAAATCTCTCCGAACCATCAAGATTTTTTTCTACAACTGTTATAACATTTGATATTATAGTTTCGGCGTTTAATAAGCCATTAGAATCTGTCCATTCAGAGTCATAAATTCTTGCTTTTGAAAAAGAGAAATATAAATCAGGTATACTTATTGTCTTAACATTAGCGACACCGTTATTGTCAACAACTGATGTGCCATTCACCTTAACATCTGAAACATCACCATCATCACCCTTTGGACCTTGAGGTCCTTGTATTCCTTGTGGGCCTGTTGCTCCTGTGGCACCGGTTGCTCCTGTTTCTCCTTGTGGGCCTGCTTCGCCTGTATCACCTTTTTCACCCTGTGGCCCAATGATATATGTTCCTGTAGGATACCAATTATACGCCCCTCCTCTGTTATCAAAAATATAAATTTGATAATCTTGCCGGTTTATTAACAAATCACCCTTGCTATGTTCTAATGAGGATGTATCACCTATATAAATACCCGTTCCTCTAAGTCCTGTGTCACCTTTTTCGCCCGGGTCACCCTTTGCACCTTTAATCATAGCTCCTGTTTCAACCCATGTATTATTGGTATATTTATAAATCTGATAATTCTGTCTTTTTATCCATAAATCACCATCGTTAGCGGTTTCGGGGAAAACAGCACCAATACCAATGCTTCTGCCTTGTGCTCCGGTTGCTCCCGTTGCTCCGGTTGCCCCTCTTGACGGTTTGCCTGTATCAACATATTGCTGTGTTTCATAATCGTATGTGTACCAATTTTCATTTTGACCGATTTCCGGCACTGCCTTTGATACTAATGCTTCCCATACATCGGAAGTCGGCGGTGTTGGAGTAGCTCCTTCTCTGTACGCCCCGTCACCTATATTAAGATATACCAAATTTGTGCTTATTCGCTTAATAGCATTTTGTGATAGGTTTGTTCCATAGCAGCCTAACTTTATCACTCCGGCAGAGGAAAGCACCTCGCTTGGTACTAAACAAGCATTATTGACAATTTGAACAACATATGCATTTTCTCCCTTTATGAAAGTTGCAAACCAGGTTAGATTATTATAATCCGACTCAATTTCAAATTTACATTCATACACATTTGTATTACCGCTATTGCCATATAAGTCGGTTGTATTTTCTAATACATCATTCTTTATCTTAAAATTATACTGCATCTATATCACCTCAAAATTCATAATACAAGTAGGAGTTGATGAATGAGATGAAAATATCAAATATCTTCCTTCTTTTCTAACCAGTGTAGCTCCAAAACCTTCTCGGTCTCCATATATTGGCGAAAAATGATTTTCACCATCTGATAAATCAATGCACCGCTTATAATTACTATTGAAATTATCGGTTATAACTAAATATTTGAATCCTGAAAATCCAACATCAAGCCTCAATATCTCACCTGTAGGTCGTGTACGACCGTCAATATTTATGCTACCGCTTCTTACAATATTTGCGCTTGAAAGAGCAATTTTAGCTGTTGCATATTTGCGTTTGTCCGTAATCACTCCGGCACTTGATATTTCTGCCAAAGGTACAGTTCCGGTTTCACCTGCCGAAGCCGAAACTTTTACCTCTATTGTATTATTGACCTCATCACGCTTTAGATAAACATATGATTTTGTATTTGCTATGGGTGTAATTACATATCCATTTGAATCAAAAGTGATTTGTGAGCCGTCCTCCATAAAGCAAGTCCCTGCATTTATTTTATATACTCCGCTATTTACAGTTACAACACATCCACCCTGTATAACACCGCTTGAAGTAACATTAGAAATCGCAGTATTAAGGTCAGCTATTATATCTCCTGTACTTTGAAAAATCGCCACTCCGCTTTGTGTTAAATGTGATAGTGCAGTATTTACATTTTGTGCCGTGTATGTGTCATTATCCATAAATGTACATATGTATCCCATTATTCTATCCCTCCAACTTCTTCAAAAATAGGACTTTCCTTAACAACTCCATCTTTAGAATCTATACTGACTCCGGAAATGTATTTATTTAAGGTAGTCCTTATACTTCCTTTTGTTATTTGTATTCTTACTATATCCCCAAGCTTGTAGTCAACACCAAAGCTTATATTCTTTGAGCTTAGCGTCACTCTGCCGTTATTTTTATATTTTGTAAGAGAAATGCTTGCTTCCTCTTCACTTTCACCATTTAGAATAGCTTCCCACTTATAAATTCCTGTTTCCTCTCCCGAAATAAACCCATCATCACCATAATATCCACAATTTGCAAGGTCTAAAATGTCTTCGTTAATAACTGTATCATAAGCATTTTTATTTGACTCTGATATTAAAAGTGGAACGGTTTCTTGTTTTAGAAACTTGAAAATCCACTTTCTGTTTTTTGTATCAAAGCATAACTCATGCCCCAAGTCCGCAAGTGACAAACAATCGGAAACCGCATCATAAACTGTTGTTAAAGAGTTTCTTTCAATTGTGACATTTTGGGTGGTTGAAGTAGCTGCCACCTCAAAATTAGTCACATCGGACATTGTTGACTCCAACAGATTTTTGCAAATAACCGCTGCAGCTTCGCTAACACTTTCCTGCGTTGGTGCTATTCTTTTTGTTAAAATCCAATTAGGAGTTCTGCCATAAACTATCAAGTCTTTTCCTGCCTCATAGCCAATAACTATTGCAGTTTTGTCTGCTTCCCTTACAACCAAATATCTGTTTTCCGAAAGTATTTTAAGCAAATTTGAGGTTATCGGAAAGTGTGCCTCAAATGTTCCAATCTTGTTAAAATACAGTGTCCATGATGATTGAATAACTCCCTTTTCTGCATAGAGCAAATCGAAGTTAAAGTTATAAAATAATAGCATTAAAACACCGCCTCTAAAAACTTTTCATTGTACCTGCAAGTAACATCAAGCGTAGTATTTACGCTTCCTATCAAAACTTCCACATCATTGTCACCCGGATACAGATGAAATCCGTCAAAAAAGCTATCATCCGAAAGCAAGTGTACTATACTTTCTCCGGACTGATTATATATCCTTCGGTTTTTTACATCGACCGTAATATAATCGTTTGCTAATGGCGTATAATTAAGCTTTAATCTTTCTCCGCTTGTGTGGTTTTTTATTTCTATGTCACCACCGGGGCTTGCACCTACATCAATATAAAAGACAGGCTCTGTTTCGGCATTTGACGATACAAATATGTTTCTTCGAGTTGTCCTAAAAGAAAACGGGGCAGGAAATGTAAAATCAGAACTAATATTTGCCACAGTTCTGTATAATGGTACTATGTATGATGAGCTGCTCTCAAAATATGGGTCATCACAAATAAATTGCATGGTAAAAGGCATGAATTTTCCTTGCTTTTCTCCTTCAACAAAATCAGTACATCTTGCTTTGATACGTCTGCTGTCATATCTTGTTTGAACCTCAACTGTCCCTTCTTTATTAAGTACTGCAAGGGCAGAAGAAAGCTCGGTTTGATAGTTTTGTCCAAGTTCAAAATCACCTTTTAGTGTAATTACTCTTGGATTCATATTTTCCGATACCGTTTCCTGTCCATCACAATTATAATAGGATACCGAATTATATGTCTTGCCGCAAAAGGAAAGCCCGTCAGTTTGAATTATCTTAAAATTACTGTTAGAGCTGCCGCCGCCAAAAGTAATTGTCCCTCTTTCATTGTAAAATGTTAAATTAAACATATTGCCCCCTTACGATACACCCGAAAGTCGTTTTATTGTTTCTATTCTTTTTATCTTTTCAACCGTTTCGTCACTGCTGTTTGAGCTGATGTTATATGAAGTGTTTGACGTATTATATGTGTTTCCCGTCGGCAGATTTTCCGAAATTGATATTTCCGCATTAAAGCTGTCAATAATACTTCTAATCCTTGACATTTGCTCCTCAATCTCTGCCACAAAAGCATCACCGAATTTTTGGGCGGAAATGCTTCCACTTTTGAAAAAGCCTTCCGGAATTTCATAACCCGCCTTTTCAAGTACCGACTTCATATAATCATAAGCACCATCAACACTGTCCGAAAACTCATCAAAATATACCTTTTTTGATACAGATTCTGCTATCAAATTCTTCTTGTTCCATGAGTTTAAGTAATTGGTAAACCTGACATCATCTGTCCCCGATAGTGAAATCAATACTCCCATTGCTTTATCAACATCAAGCGTTTTAATTTCATCAAGAAAACCTTTTTTTATACTGCTTGACAAATTCAAACGGTCAGCTTTATCGGCAAACTCATCTAACAAGTCGGAATATCGTTCAATCTTTTTAATATCGCTGTCTAAGTCACGCATTGAATAGAATACATCGGTTCGATTGTCCATTTTTACAGTATTCTTTGAATATAGCTCACCGACTCCCATCAGCTTTTCTTGAAATTCGGTTTGTTTTGTTATAACCTCATCTATCCGTTCTAACGCATATTCCGATATATCACCGTATAGTGATACAATTTGCTCCTTTTCCTTTTGCAGTGCTTCCTTTTGATATGAATAAATCTCCTCGGTATACTTTACCCAATTTTGTGTCCCTTTTGCAAAATATTTGTCACGCAATTTTTCAAGACCACTATAATATTCATCTTCACTAATTACATCAAGCTTTCGTTGATACTTTAACTTTTCAAGCATACCTTCAAAGGCTTTAACGACATACTTGTTGTTTTCTTGAAGTCCCGATGCAACACAAATGGAAAGATATTTTCCAACTTGATTTTTCATCACGCTTGATTCATTCTGAATACCAAATACACCCTTTATTTCTTTTAATATATTATCAGCCCAACTTTTAATTGATTTTTTAGTGTCCTTTTCATCAAATATATTATTGTTCATATTAAACCCTCATATTATTTAATTGACTCTTGTAATATGTCCGCAACGCCTGCATACTGCAACACACTTCCTGTCGCCTGTATTTCTAAATAAAAGCAGCGGAATTATTAGTGCTATTCCAAAGGTGGCTATTGCTAAAATTCCCCAAAACAGAACCTCCGCACAGCCACCACTGTGCCACTCATCGCATCTTATATACACATCATAGCTTCCGCAAGCTTCACAACAGTTTGCGTGGCAAGAAGTATCACAACACCTGTTACATTCACATTTTATACACCGCAAAATATCACCTCCAAAACTATATTACATAATATTTTACGGATAAGAAAATGTTAAAACAAATGGGATAACTTTTCGGCAATGTCACCCTCCGCCAAGGGTGTATCTTTTTCTGTTGAAAGTGCGTATTTTTTCTTCATATTTACATAAAAGCTTCGCCTTTTTTTATCCTCTATATCATCAAGATTTATACCACGATATGTAACAATCTTAGTAAATATATTGTTATCTCCCAGCCCTCTGAACAGTGCTAAAAATTTATACCAATGCATTGATGTATCAGTAAGGTCAATTCCATATTCGATATAGAATGCAGAAAAAATATATTCTGCATCTTCTTCAAAATCAAACAAGCGTTTTATATTTGATTTTGGTTTACTTTCTGCCCTTTCAACATTGTTTCCGCCATAAAAACAAATCAGTGCATTTAGGGTGCTTTCGGCATTTGGAGGCAACTTATTGCACTTGTTAGTGTCGAAACAATTAAGAATTATTAGTATAAATTTTTCTCTATCGGACAGTTTTTTATCACACATTATGGAATGAAATTTAACCCATACCTTAAAATCGGTATTTAGCTCGTATTTTTTGCCGTCAATCTCTATATTAGACGGAAGTGTGTCGCATAGTATGTTCATATAAGCGTTCCTTTGCTAAATAATTAAGCCGCAGTAAAAGTAATAGTTTTCCAAGAATCAGCAGTTGTTGCCGTGCCTAAAATAATTTCTCCCGAAGCCTTTAAGCTGCCGCTGAGCGTGTATGTTTCGGAATCGTCACCTTCTGATGACGGAATTACTGAAAATGCTCTTTTAATAGCAGAGCAAGTTCCCTGTCCGTTGTCCGATGATAAATCAACTATTATTATATTCAAAACGGCACTATCTCCGATTAGCTCGTTGTCCGCAACATTTGCAATAGCACTATGTACGGCATCGGTAGGCTCATAGTCTAATTTGTAGGATATACTCGGAGAATAACCCACAACTGCATTTCTTTCTGATTCTTCATCTATGTACTTTCTTGAATATTCTTTTGGGTTTTTTGAAATTGATAACTCGGTAAATTTTGTCATTCTTTTATATACCGTGCTATTATTTTCCGTAACACCCATAAATGCCAATTTTTCGCATCTTTTTATCATTGTTTTATTCCTTTCCTATCAATATTTCTGCCTGTATAAAAGGCGTAGCTTGATTTGAAATCTTGCAGAAGTTTTTGCTGTGTTATAAATATAACCGCTTTCTAAAACTTCGATTTTTTCCGCTGTCAATCCCAAATCAGATAGATTTGGAAGTGTCCCATCAGAGTTGTTCTTTTCTATCCAACGCTCAAACTCTTCGTAAAACTGTGCAATCTTTGTATTTTCCGTATTATTGCTGTCATAGTTTTCTCTGCTTGCTAACAAAAAGCAATACTGCCTGATTGTTTCACCATCACTATACCTTTTAATAATCGGTGTGGTTGGTACATTTTCAATAGAAAAGCATTGTGGTGTCATACCTAAATAATTAACATTCATTTCCTTGTTTGAAATGCTTTGATATGTACTTAAATATGTTTTAATGCTATCAATAATTGTTGCCATTATTTTTCACACACCACCTTATAATGAGGAGTACTTCCCCTAAAATTCTCCTTAATCTCCATAACAACAAAGTCGGTATTTCTGTTATATGTCCCCGTATGTTTGCCGATTCTTACATAATCACCTATTGAGATCAGAATAGGCTTATTTGTAGGAATTCTGATAATACATTTTGAATTATTAAAAAAACCCGTTTGTTTTATTCCGTTTTTATCGATAGCTGTATTATGATTAAGACTCACTTTATCAAAATATTCAGCAATACCATTATGCCAAATTGTTACTGAATTATCGCAAATCACAATACATCACCCCTATAAAGCAGGTCGCTTCCGGAAAGCCACATTTTTACTATGCTGTTTATATTGCTTCCATTATGAAGATTTTGGAATTTGACGCTATAACCATCGTTATTTTCCGACTCAATTCCACTTCTTTTTGATGCCTCAAATAAAAATTCCGCAACTTCGCAAATGCACATTTTTATATTATCATCAAGCTCCTTGGAAATGTCACGTGCCGTATAATTATTTATTGCTTTAACGGCACGCTTTTCCCATATGTCAAAGGTTTCAAGCGGAATTTTTGCATCATTCTTATACATTTTGCCGTAAAATTCCACTATCATTTATTATTCCTCTCCCTCTTGAGTTGAGCCACCATTACTATTGTTTTCTGTGTTTGTGTCAGTTGTATCATCTGTATCATCAGTTTCAACCGATGGTGCAGTTTGCAAGAATTTTGCAAGCACTACCTTGCTTTCATTTGATAAAACAACAGTATAGAATTTATCAGCAGAAATGTCTGTAACTCTCTTTAAGCTTTGTCTTTCTGTTTCAACATTTGTGTCCCTCTTTAAGTAAATTGTTAGAGCAGGAGTTTCATCTTCCATTTCACTGTCTTCTGCAATTTTTACAATCGGACAAGTGTAAACCCCATTTGCAAGAGGTACCTTTTTTGACGGAACAACAATTGTGTTCGCAATCATACCGATTTCGCCTGTTACCGCAACATCGCCTGTATACTTTTCCTTTGAAATAAAGTCTTCATCGTGACGAAGCTGTGTAAGCTGTGATGGGTGAACAAAAATCACCTTGCGGCAATTTGATTCTTCACCAAACAAGTCGATTGCATCAACAATGCCATCATAAGAAATAATGTTACTGCCTGTGTATGTAACGGTAGCGGTTAAAAGCTTGTCCATTGCATCATTATCAACCTTTGCGGCAATAGCCATAGCAAGCTGGTTGTTTGTTTCACCGATAGGATTGCCATAGCCTGATAAAACCGCTTCGTCGGATAGTTCAACCGCTTTCATAGCCTTTTTAATAGTTGCTTCCGTGGTTGTTGTAACAAGCTTTGTTGTATCAACCGAAGCGCCTTCTAAAACATCGGTTGCATCACCTATATACGAATACTTTGGTACGACAATCTTATCACCAGGTACACCCATTAGCGTATCGTCGACCTTTGCAAATGGAGCAACTACAATTTTCTTTTCAATTTTAGCAGAAATCATATCTGCCATAACCTTAGGATTTACTAAATCACCTATTTTTGTTAATGCCATAATTATCTATTCCTTTCTATTTACACATATTATCTGTTAGCAAGTCTTTTATAAAGTTCAGGATTTTCTGAAAATAATTTAAGTCTTTTTTGATAACTCATATTTTCAAAATCCTTTTTTGTAACATCATTGCTACCCTTGCTTTGCGTTGTAAACTGAGGCTTTTTAGAAACACAATTAAACAGATATTCACATGTTTTTTTAAGTTCATCAATTTGTTCTTGAAGTCCCTTGACCTCACCATTTTCAACGCTGACTTTATCAAGGTCTAAAAGTGCCTTAACAGCTTTTTCATTTTTAGCACCGGCAGATTTAATAACGTCATTTATTTGTCTTTGTTTTTCTTCCTCATCGTATGACGCTGCCGTGTCTGCCTTGCCTCTTTCATACGCAAGATTTTCAATTTTTACTATTTCCTTGAATTGTTCCTCTGTTAAATCAGGAAATATTTTTTCTAACTCTTTCTTTTTCATCTATAATTCCTTTCCGCCAAACTCATTTAGTTTTTTAATTGCTTCTGCCTCTTCTTCCCCAAAATACCACATTCTAAGCTCCCAAGGCATAATAATTCCCTTTTCCAATAGTCTCATTTTTTCATCAAATTCAGTTTTTCTGTCAGCAACTATGCTATCATCAAACTCAAATGATTGATAAAATTTGCCCGATTCTGAAAGAGAATATAAATCCGCCAGAATATCCATTGCCTCGGCAAGCTCTATAAGACCTGTTTTAATGGCAGCTTGGATTTCACAAATATGAGTGTAGCTTCTTTGCTTTGAGGCTCTAAACTCTTCTGCCGTTCTGTCAATATTTTGTGCATCGGACAATGTACCGTACGCTAAACCTGTACCAAATTCAATTCGCCTTAATATTTCATTTAGTCCTTCTGCTATTTCGCTGCCACGAAGAGTTGGGGTCCAGTCCTCAAACAGTGCATCGTTACCTGAATTTATAAGCCTGTAAAGACGCTTATCCGGCAAAGCTCTGTTTCCGTGTTTGTCTCGTCTTATAGCCGATTCATCAACATATAATGCCCTTTCACCACTCTCAAACTCCCATAAAAGTCTTTCATACTGTTTTTCTGCATCCTCTATCAGTGGCACTATTTTTGCAAATACCGAAATACCAAGCGGTGATGTTATATCCAAATGATTTGCCATTGGCATCTTTATGTATGCAAACAGAGGTCTTTTAATGCCTTCACAGGTTACATACGGGCATAAATCCTTCCACATCTCTGTTTCTGAAAGCGAAATTTGTTTGCCCAAATCGGTATTTGTACTTGAAACATAGCTGCTGTTTCTAATTTCATATACACCATGCTTCAAAGTATGCCTTTCAATTCGAGTATAGATTTTTCTTCCGGAAACATACCTATCCACAAACGCAGCATCAGTAATTCTGCCGGTTTCATCAAATGAAATAGGCACAAAATTTTCAGCTTGTACACGGCTTACATAAACTGTCCCGTTTGAAACATATGGTTTTAAGACAATTCCACCCTTTGCACATGCAATTTCACAGATTGTTCTAATGTCCGATAAAACCTCTTGGTAGCCATCATTAAGAAATTCTGCTCTTTTCGAGCCTGAAATTACCGATTTCATTTCTAAAGTAGCTAACCTTGCTGTTTCGGAAGCAATAGAAGATGCCAAGGATAATCGTCCGGAGTCTTTATAAAGCTCATCCCAAACCGAAATTGCAGAGCTCATATAATCGTTGGATACTACACCTTGTGAGGCAAGATAATTTTGAAAATTGAAAATGCTCATCACCTTCTTAAATAGATTCATAAAATCACCAAATTCTTTTTAATATTGTATAGCAAAAATATCTCATATCGTCCATGGCATGGTCGTTTTGCTTAATCGGTCGGTCAAATTCCGATTGCTCGTCCCAACGATATGAATTAAATTCTGCTATAATTCCCCTGCAAGAGTTATGAATTTTAATTTTGTCATCAGATATAAGTCCTGCTGTAAACCTAATTCCGTCAACAACATCATTTTTTGCTTTTTTTACAATGAACCGTCCGTGGCGGCGGATGGTCTCTATAAAGCTTGCAGCAGATGGGTCAACTATTACAAAGTTAATCGGTAAGTTATCGGCAAGCCTTACTAACTCCTCGTAGTATTCTTCATCGGTCATTTGTCTTCCGCTCTTCCTGCCGTCATGATAGAATTCACCTATTCTTACCGCTTCATCACCCTTTACACACCAAAGCCCCATACTGCATGGGTTTAGTGTACCGTAGTCAATGGAAATATAGTATTCTCCACCCTCTGCCTTATTTGAAACGATATGCTTTTCCATGGAAAACATAGGATAAATAAGTCCTTCCGCAAGTGCCCATTTTCCCAAAATAAATCGTTCAAAATATACCGTTCCACTATATTCCTTTTCCAAGTTTTCAACGAAGCTTTTTGGCAGCATCGGGTTATCATAAATTGTATATTGTTGTCTGAAAATATCCGCATCACTTTCTAAAAACTTCAAAAACCAGTGGTTTGGGCTATCCGGATTACAGGTGCCGTCAAAAATTGAATTTGGCTTATCAAGACGAGATTTTAACATAGAAAAAACGTCTTCATTCCATGTTGTAATCTCGTCACCGTAGCAGTATTCAATTCCCGCACCTTGCAATTTAGAAACTTGTGTAATTTTGTCAGCTCCCAGCGCATGACATTTTTTACCGAACAACATAACGGTATTATCGCTGCCAATATTTCCTACAAGCTTGTCACCCCAAATTTTTTGCATCGGTTCTAAAATATTTCGAGAAAGAGTACCCTTTGTATTTCCTAAAAGTACAATTAGCCCGTTACCTCTACAAGACAAAATTCTTCTTGGAATGAGAAAATAATCAAGATATGTTTTTCCGCTTCTTGTTGCACCCTCTTTCACATTCCAACGATGCGTGGCAAATTTCCAAAACTCTTTCTGTTTATTGGTTAGCTTCAGCATCAATACCACCAAAAATTTTTTCAAGATGATTAAAAATATCTTGATTATCGTCATTTGGTTTGTCACGCAATTTATCAGGACAACGGTTTTTAAGCCAAGCCGATGCTGCCGAAACATCGGGCGGAACCTCTTTTGAAACAACCGTTACCTCCTCTTGACCGTTAGCTTTTACAACTCGTTTTTCCTCAGAAACATAAAATCCAAGTGCCTTTTTTAGTAGTGCCTCCTCTACCATTGCATCGGTTTGTTCACGGTCAAACCGAAGTGCCTCGGATAATTGTTTGTTTGATTTTTCAAGCAGCAAAAGTCTTTTTTGCGAAACGCCCATTCTTTTCGCAATTTCGCTTAACGAAAGACCGCTTCTGCGCCATGATGCAATTAGTAGCAATCCGCCTTTCGTAAGCCAAAAATCTGTTTTTGCCATTTTTTTACCTCCAAATTGATATTACCACAATTTTTCGGGACATATGGGACAACTTTATGCTCCTTTCTTTTTCAGGTATCTGTAAAACCGTTTTTTAACCGTATATTCGGAGTTCATACCTCCAATTTTGTCTGCAACCGCATTCCAGCTAAGAAGATTAAAACAACGCAGTTTGAAAATAAGTCTTGTTTGTGAATCTTCAATATTCATAATAAAATTAACTATATCTTCTTTCTTTTGTCTTAACTCTTTAATTTTTACATCCATCTTCGGGAATTCGCTCATTTTTTTTAACAAATCCTCATCACTTTTCCATGACTCTATTTCCTTTTCTAAATAATATGCCTGCATTAAGTCGTTTGCCGTCATAGATTCACTCCAATTCTAATATAGTTCGTTATAATAAATTTTGCTGACGCAATCTTCACATCCAATTATGTCGCCATGAGAATCCTTAACTAAAAAATCCCATTCGGAGCTTTGGCATATAGGGCATTTTGCTTCGCTCTCTTCCGGCATATCAGCACCGTAATTTAGTGTACGACATCTTTCTGAACGCATAATTTCTGCATATTCTTTCATATTTTTTCCTCCCTTCCTAAAATTTTCCTCCGCACTTTCCATGATTTGTGGCTTGTATTGAAATATATACCACACTTTGTGTCTTTTGTCAAGTGTTTTAGAAAGAATTATACACATTTCGTGTAATTTTAACAAACTTTTTATATTTTTTTCTACATTCTCTTGACAAAACCACAT